TTGCCATACCACTCCGTAGTCCAGTGGAGTCAACACCTTGCGCATCAGCAACTTGTCAGAATCAAACACATCTGTGCTGACGTTACCTTCAGCATCATACATGTTGGCAATCATCTTTTGTATCACACCTAACTTTTTGACCTTGATTGGTGTGCTGATCCAAATTGGAATGTCAAAGCTCATACTGGCAATGTCAATGGGATCTTCTGTGCCAATTGGTACACTGCGACTGCTCCACACAATGTCACCTAGGTTGATCACACTTAAACTGGTCCAGTCAATGTAGTTGTCTGTGCTTTGTATTTCTAAGCTAGGGTTGAACAAGGTGGCAATTTGCTCAATTAGTTGCAGTTTTTGTTCAGTATTGGATGTCCAAATGTCTAGTTTGAGTCCCAATTTGTATGGCACCGGCATCAGGCGTTCTACTGTATAAGCATCGCCTTGTTGGTTGGTATAAGTGCCAGTGGCATTGTCATACTTGCGTTCACGAAAATGTAACTTGCTCACATGATTTGGTTCTTGCATTCTAGACTGGTCATAGGTCAGGCTGCTGATATAAGCAGCCATTGCTGGCACAGCTTGCATGGTGTTTTCACTATTGCCTTTGAGAATCTGACTGGCCTGTCTACTGGCATCGCCGTAGAACACCGGCACACGCTGTAGTGTGGTGTTGCCGTCACGTTGTTTTCCAAACTCAACTTGAAAGTTGCTCATCACACGAATAAACTGTATGAGGAACCTGCGTATTTGATTGTCGTAAAAAAATTGTTGTGCCATTAGTTATCTGCCTGGGGCTTGAATGCTTTGCTGAGACTCTGACGTTCCTCAATCACATCATGTGTTGCGCCCTTCCATGTATTTGTGTTGTTAACAAAGCTACCGTGTAGGTTCTTGTCGCTTGTGGTGCGAACTGCATCTTCAACTTTGACCCAGCGTTTGCCGTCAAATCTAAACAGTCTGTTAGGCACATAATCCAAACGCAGGAAGAATTCGTCTCGTTTTGGGTGTGTAGGAAATGCAATACCTGTACCAACTGGTAATCCGTTTGGTGCAGTTCCATCTCCTGTTAAGTATCCGGTTATCTTGGTTGGAGAAACATCTCTATTGCTACTTGCTTGTATACCAGTGCCACTCACTGCATTGTTGCCACTGGCAGGGACTCCAGACGGGTCGCCGAGTCCCTTGAGACTATTGGTAGGCGCTGTGTAAAACGGTGCAGTGTCGTACCCAGCTTTTGGAACTTCAACTATTGCTTGCTCGATTACTGCGTCATTGATGTCGATGTATTTGTTGTAGGTGCTCATAATATCAGCTAGAGGGTTAACAGAGGCATTGGCACCAAACGGATCGCTACTGGCTGAAATGTTGTTAAGGATATCCTTGTACTCTTGGCTGTCCACTAGTGGTTGCATTTTCAAACGCCAGATATGTGGATACCATGTGGGACTGAAACCTTCGGCTGCACGGGCGGCATCAGTTACTACATAAAATCTTTTGAGTGCAGACGGCAAGGTGCCGTCTAGTGAATGTAAATCTGTCAAGTGCTGTAGTTCCAGCACATCGCCGGCCATGAGCTTGCGTCCAATGGTTTCTAACATGTCATTCAAATGGAATGTCATGAAGATAGTGCCTTGCGCTAGAAAAATACCAAATTGGCTTAGATCAAAGTCCTGATCAGCAATTTGATAGATACCGCGCATGCTGTACACAGATGTGTCGTACTTGCGGTCACGGTTTTCTAAAAACAACAAATCTTGTATGTTAAGTTCGCTGGTATTGTTGTAGCTGGGCTTGGTCGCATCGCCTGTGACGCCTTGATCCTGAATACCAAGGTACTTGTGAATAAGCACACCGGTGCCACCCACAGTGTACATTTCTGATATTCGGCGGTCTAGGAACTTGTAATCGTTACCCTTTTTTTCGCGCCAGAGACTAAGACGAGGCATTATTTGATCCTTATTGTGATATTTAGCTGGATTGACTTCTGGATTAATTTGTGCTACAATGCTGGCATGCATGTAAAAACTTCACTCGACTGGACTGCGGTCAGCTCAGAAATGCGGGCCCAAATGCAAAATGCACCACAAAACTGCCGCAAGGATCTAGCCCGAATGATAGGCAATGTAGAAGGGCTTGTGCAACAACTGGGCGGCGAAGAAGTGGAAATGCGCAGAAACAAACGAGAACGCTCTCCACGCCAGATCACGCTACTGACTCGGATAAACGAAAGTATTAACGAGTTTGAAAAATGGCTTGTGCTAGCCCATTTACAGCACGGTTGACCTTTAATCCGTTTTGTTGTATAATTACATTTGTAATCAACTAATAGGAGCAGATGCATGGTCACAGCAGTCAAAAAAGCACCGCCTAAAAAGGGCAATACAGGCAAAACAGTTGCTGGCGTTAAAATCGCCAAGAAAAAAGTAAGTGTACGCCGTGCTCATTTGGCTGATGAAAAGTACACCGGCGGTGAACCTGTTTGGGATACAGAACGTGCGTTAACTTTTAGCGATGCAGATTTTGACCATCACCTGCGCCGTAGTTTTTACTACTACAACTACCACTTCACAGTTAAAGACCTGAAGCCAGACTTGATAACTTGGCTCCAGGAACAAAAACACTTTGTGGTCTCCAAGTCCGACCTTGGCAAAGTGATCAAAAGCCGCTGGGTGCCAATCACCGCATGCAGTATTATTGCCGCCCACAAACAAGGCATGCCACTCAAGCCACGTGCATTGCAGTATCTTGAAACAGCGGTGCGTGATGTTGTTGAAAAATACACTGAGTACAACGAGGAAGATGATCAGCCTGTTGCGGCCGAAGACAAGCCCATTGTTAGACAGCCTACCATACAGGATCGACTAAACGAAAAAACAAGTGCCACCATTGGTGAGCTTGAGGGCTACTTTGATGATGCAGTAACCAACTCTGGTACCAGCTTCAAACCGTATGATTTCCTGGTTGCACAAAACGTGCCACAAGGGCAGTTGGGCAAGATTGAAATGGCTTTTGTAAAAACTCGTACAGAACTAGAAGCCGCACAAGCCAAAGCGGATGAGCAGTTGGTTGAAGGATACAAGCATTTCAAAGCCGCAGATTACAAACGCATCTATGCCTGGTTGGATGAACTGCAAAAAGCAGTTGACCAATACCGTGGCGTGAAAAAAGCTACCAAAAAAGCTAGAGTTAAAAAGAGCCCTAGCAAGGAAAAACTGGTTGCCAAACTCAAGTACGCCAAGCAAGATGCAGTGCTCAAGTTGGTCAGTGTCAACCCAGTGGATATCATTGGTGCGCAAGAGCTGTGGGTGTACAACACAAAAACACGCAAGCTGGGACAGTACATGGCCATGTCAAGTTCGGGTCTAGCTATCAAAGGCACCAGTATTGACAACTACACTGCCAAAAGCGCAAGCAAAACCCTGCGCAAACCTGAAGTACAATTGGCTGAGTTTATGAAAGCAGGCAAGGTACAGTTGCGCAAGTTCTTGGACACAATCAAAGCAACCGAGACCTTGCTAAACGGACGCATTAATGCTGACGTGGTGCTACTCAAAGTACAATAATCTAACACTAGCTCAAATCCCTGTGTGTATAAATACTGCATACAGGGATTTTTTATGGCTACGTTAAAGAGCGGACTCAATGTTAGGCAATCATTAGTAACAGACAATCTGGGCAGTCCGGGCGTTATTGCCTACGACGAAACCACCTTGTCGCCTAATGCACAAAAACGTAAAGAAATTGAAGACTACATACGTTTCCGACTAGGTGACGGCATGGTTGATGTTGAACTTGATCCAGCACACTACAAGGTGGCCATTGATCGTGCGTTACTACGCTACCGCCAACGTGCGCAAAATGCAGAAGAAGAAAGCTATGCATTTCTTGAACTGCTACCTGAAACACAAGAATACATACTACCTGCGGAGATTGGCACAGTGCGGCAAGTGTTCCGCAGAGGCATTGGATCAGTTACTGGTACCACTGCAAGCCAATTTGAACCATTTGCAAGTGGCTACTTAAACACATACATGCTGGTAGCAGGTCGTGTTGGCGGTCTAGTCAATTACGAACTGTTCACTCAATACCAAGAACTGGCCATGCGCATGTTTGGTGGACACATGAACTTTACATGGAATCCAGTGACCAAAAAACTAAGCATTGTTCGCAAAATTCCAGACGCCGGCCACACTTATCATGTGCTGACTCAATTGAGCGCAAGTGGCACTGCAATAGGCAGCACAATCACCATTGGCGTTGACCAAGCATGGACCGGACTTGAAGTAGGGAATACTGTTGTAATTAGAAACTGTCGCGTGGTGGGCTACAACGGTAGTTACACTGTGGCCACAGTCAGCGGCGATTACAAAACAGTCACAGTCACAGCTATCAATGTGTTGGCCGCAACAGTGGTAGAAGGGTTTGATCGTCGTAGCACAGAAGCATTCAGTCCTGTCACAGACACACCATCTGAAACAGTATTGTTGTGGATTTATAACAAAAAGCCAGACAGCATGTTGTTTAACAGCGATACAGTATTTCCGTGGATTCAAGACTATGCACTAGCAGTGGCCAAAGACATGCTAGGACAAGCACGTGAAAAGTTTGCTACCATTGCAGGCCCGCAAGGTGGCACACAACTAAATGGCGCGGCACTGAAAGGTGAAGCCAAGGTTGAGATGGAAGCTCTTGAGGAAGAGCTCAAACGTTACTACGATGGCTCGCAGCCTTATACCTGGGTGATTGGATAAGATATGAAGATAAATGAAATTATTAGCGAACAAAAAGCAACCAAGACTAGACTTGATCCCAAGTGTTGGACAGGCAAAAAGATTGGCAACCCAGCTACCAAGGTCAAAGGTGGTGTGCGTGTGAACAACTGTGTGCCTGCCGAATCAGTAGAAGAAGCAGCCAACCCTGCTCAACAAGCAGCCATTGCTATCTCAATGAAAAAGGCTGGAAAGAAGCCCAAGCAAGGTGTGGCGGAAGGCTATCAGTTAGATGAAGGTGCTATTGAAACCATTACAGCATTGGCCAAGAAGATTCCAGGAATTGGCAAATATTATCAAATGGCTCAACAATATAAGCCACAATTGATTGAAATTCTAAAGACCAGCAAGTCTGGTAAAGAAGTTAAACAAAAGATGGAACAATTGGCAGCAGGTCAGTCTGCTACGGTCGCCGAATCAGGTATGATGAAACAACTTGGCGGCTTGGCAGTAGGTGGCGGAAGTATTTTATCTACAATGTGGATGAATGCTATGGGAATGATTGATGGTGTATTGGCACACGCAGCCGCGGGTGAAGTAGGAGGCGCAGTAGCATCTGGTAGTATCCTAGGATTAATACCTGTAACACTAATGTTATTTGCGGCAATGTTATTGTTCAAAGGATCAAAACAAAGTAGCGATGAAAAAGCACAAGCATTTCAAGCACAGCGTGGTCAGCAAGGCATGGCGGAAGACCTGTCAGAAGAATTTGATTTAATTGAATCAATTGTGGAAATGATTGCTGAACATAATGGTGTGGATGCAGAAGCAGTATGGGAAGACCTAGAATCATTGACCGAAGATGAACTGTATGTGTTTGCTGTGACTTCAGACCCACTGATGGAAGACTGGCAAAAGGCCAACAAGCGTGACCGAACAGACGGCATGAGTCAAAAGGCCGTGAATGCCTATCGTAGAGAGAATCCCGGGTCAAAACTAAAAACTGCTGTGACCACCAAGCCTTCTAAACTAAAGAAGGGCGGCAAGGCCTCCAAGCGTAGAAAGAGCTACTGCAGCCGCAGTCGTGGACAAATGAAAATGCACAGCATCAGTTGTGCCAAGACTCCTGACAAAGCCATATGCAAAGCCCGTCGTCGTTGGAACTGCTAAATGAAAATTACTGAAATTGTAACTGAAACCCGGGCTGGTAAAGTACCAGACAACTTTGGGCAGTCTAACACAGGGTTACACACGTTTGGTGATGGCGAAAGAATGAATTCAGACTATGCACACTATAGACTTGGGCTTGCACTTGCTATGAGCGACGGTAAGAATAAATTAGATATTGACCCAAAAACATTCTACGGCAAAAAGCACACGGCCCATCCTTACACACAAGAAGAAGCTAATATGCTAAAGCAAAGTTACGCCGCTGTGGGTGCCAGCTATGAAGATTTGAATCACGGTGATCTAACTAGCAAAGAGCTAGACGACACTCATAAATCAAGTCCTGTTGCTCCAAAGAAAAAGAACAAATACGGTGTTTGACATTTGCCAATTTATAAAATATAATACTTCTAACACCGGGGGTATGTATGATAATAGGTATTTGTGGTTTTATTGGCAGCGGCAAGGATACAGCCGCTGACTATCTAGTAGGGTTCCATGGCTTTCGTCGAGACAGCTTTGCTGGCACTCTCAAAGATGCAGTAGCAGCCGTATTTG